GCATCAGCCACCAAAGAGATGATTGCGTGATGTAAATCATCACTCCCGTAAATGACCAAACAAAAATATTCCAGATTAATAGTTTCCAAGTCATAGTGGCAGTCTGCTTCCTCGCGGCAAGAATCTCAACTCCATTGCTTCACCTTCAATGATACTCTTCAATGAGTCATTGATCAAACTGGCGGCAACTTCAATCTCAAGATTGTTGCGTTCACAATATGTTGTAACAGCATCCATGTGATCAATCTTTTCTTGAATAGCCAGATTCATAATCATCATAGAGAAGTTATTTTTTTCTTCACGATTTGCCATATTAGATCTCATAAGCACTCAGTGTCTCATTTAGTTGTTGCGTCACGCGAACAAAAGTTGTTCTCTTGCTCAGTTCTTTTAGTTCTGATGCTCCCACATATGTACATGCTGAACGCAACCCACCTAAAATATCTTGAATAGTTTTGCTCACTTCACCGCGATATGGAATCTCTACAGTTTTGCCTTCAGATGCTCTGTAATTGGCAACACCACCATTATGCAGATCCATGGCTGTATCGGAACTCATGCCATAGAATCGATTGTCACCAAATGACGAAGCACCACCTTCCTTGTGACCCGCCAACATTCCACCGAGCATCACGAAATCAGCACCAGCGGCGAATGCCTTCACAACATCCCCTGGAACAGAACACCCACCATCCGCTATGATATGACCTCTGAGACCATGAGCAGCATCCGCACACTCAATAACCGCACTCAACTGTGGGTAGCCGATTCCTGTCATCTTGCGTGTTGTGCAGACAGAGCCAGGACCAATGCCAACTTTCACGATGTCAACACCCGCGAGAATCAATTCCTCTGTCATCTCTGGTGTAACAACATTACCCGCCATCAAAATAACACTAGGATATCGTTCGCGGAATTTCTTAATGAATTCTACGAACGCTTGTGTATATCCATTCGCGACATCGATGCAAACTTTAATATGTTTATCGCCCACTACATGATAAACATTATCGAATTTGTTTAGATCTCTGTCACTAATACCAAGAGAGTAAACGCTGCTGTTGAGTTTCTTTTTAAAATGGTCTATCAATTCAACATCTTTGAAATGCTTTGTCAATGCAGTCATTGTTTGGCAATTATCTAATGCCACGTCCATGTCAAATGTCCCGACACCGTCCATGTTGGCTGCTATAATTGGAACACCGTACCATTCATTCCCGCTGCGAAATTTAAAGTGTCGTTTTAATTTAACCTCACTTCTAGACGCAAGCGTAGATCTTTTTGGTATAATCAAAACATCCTTGTAGTCAAGTTTCACATCGTTTGTAATTCGCATAAAGCCTCAATGATAAAATATATGATTACCGATTTGAGCAATCATTCGACTTTCATCAGCCCATTTTGGGTTAACATAAGTTGCATGAAAGTATTTGGCATTACCTATTATACCGTATCTCTTCTTGGAAATCAATATGCTTTCGGCAATTCTTTGCGATTCACGCCAAGCATTATTGTTACGAACCGAACGCTTGCCTTCACAGACCCAAGAGAACTGACAGATGTTCTTATGTTTCTGATGAACAACAGCACAAACGGTCTTTGGGAATTGATTACTCTTCACTCGGTTCATTGTAACTTCTGCGACAGCAATCTTGCCAGCGCGAGGCTCGCCACCTGCTTCGAAGTAAATGTTGCGCGCAAGGCACTCAACTTCGCGCATGACCTTTTGTTTTCTGTCGAATGATAACTCAAGAAACTCCATGCGAGTGTTCATGTCGAGTATTTGAGCAGCAAGAATGACATTTGCATTTTGCTGAGTTTCCAACTGCACCATAGCTCTAGAGTACATGTTATACGGCACAAACAATCCAAAAAAGAGAGCAGCGAATAAGCCACCCCAGAGCATAAAGAAGTTGTGGTTGCGATCAAAATAATTTTCTACATTACGAAGTATATCTACTGCATTCATGTTAAGTCTCCATTATTGCAGTGGAAAGAAAAGGGTGGTGGTTCGCACCACCACCCCAGACCTTTCTGTTACCGAGCGGTCAACTCTTTGTGCTCAATGTGCTTATTAGGCAGCGAGAGCCATAGGTGTAAATGAATCATCGTTTGCATTTACTAGTTTTGCTATATTATCGTCATTCGCCTGACGAGCGCATTTTGTCTATTACTCACCCTGTCGAAACCTGTCATCCCCTCAGAAAACACACCAAGACTTTTCAAGATGTGCTTTTGGTGGAGATGGGGGTATTGAAACCCCGTCCAAGATGCCTTTACCTAAATGTTTACGCTGTTATTATCCTTGTAAGAGTTGTGGCTTTGCTTGCTCATTCAATTGCTTCTTCTGTTCTTCAAGATGAGCCTTATACTGCTCATTTGTTAACTTGTGCAATCCAGTGCAAACGCCAGTCGGGCTTCGACCGCATCCACAACCATACTTCTTTGTTTCTGTTACTTCGTTCATGGTGTTATTTAGCGTTTTTCGATCATTCAACGATCTCGCCAATCCTCCTATATCCCTTTCGAGTTGGGTGCACACCATCTTTTGAAAGACTTGGGATTCGAACAATCCAATCACCATACATCTCTGCAATACTTTCTACATGCTCTTGGATTCTTACAATAGGGATTTCGCTAGCCTTTGAGTTCCCAGCAGGAAGAATCCAATATACCGTTTCTGCTTGTACTCTCTCACGCAGTTTAAACAGTTCTTTCTCAGTCTTGATATACTTGTGATCATTGCTACCAAGACTGATTACAACAACCTTACCATTAAAGGGTTGCGGGTATTTCTTATTAAATTGTGTGGTATTGATCCCGCTAGTAGCATAGGCAACACACTCTGGTCTTGCCATATGCGTTCCAACTGCAATACTATCACCAAGAATTAAACAATCAATCATGTGTAAACTACCTTATCAAGCCTTTTGCCAATAGGAATCAATATACTTCTGCAACTCTTGGCGATGGTGGATTAGTTCGTCGCCCTTCACAATCATAGTCTGGCAAAAGTTAGCAGAGTCTACGCCAATTAGAATGACAATCTGGTCAATGTTGAGACCAGTCATCTCATTAAACATCGTGGCATAGGCTGCACCCTGCATGAAGTATCCGCCAATGTTCTCCTTTTTCTTGAGACGATTGGAAGTCTTGAAGTCGATGACTGACAGCACACCCTTGTACTCAGCGATACAGTCTACGGTGCCAGCAAGTTTAAGTTCGTGGGAGAACAGACGGTCTTCGAGGCAATGAATGTTATTGACTTTTTCGTTCAACTCTTGCTTCATGCGTACAAAGAGTGACTTAACATTCGGCATCATTTCGACAGAAGAAACATCCTCATTGTTCAGATGCATTTCGAGCACTTTGTGAACACTAGTCCCACGAGTCGTAGCCTTGCGAGAGATCTCGTTGGCTTTCTCATCACCGACTCTCTTACGCCACTCTAGAATTCCTTCCTTGCCATGATCGGCAATCACCGTAGTCACAGACGGATACTTCTCTCCGTTGGGTGCGACATAGAGTCGTTTCCCGTCAGTATTCTCTTGCAAGAGTTGCGGGAAGTCATGACGAATATGATTAAACATAACAAGAATTCTCAATCAAACCAGACATAGTCATTATACCGTATTACGAAGCAAAAGTCAAGTGTTTTCTTGATCATATTTGTCAACAGCAATCAGGAAGTCCTTTACAAGACTTGAACGCACGATATCGTCAGTTGTAAACTCTACGCTGGTGAACGATGGCATAGTCTTGGCAATTTGATGGAACTTCCAAAGCCCAGACTTGTCGCCTTGCTTGCGATACAAATCAGTCTGTCTATAATCACCACAGAAGATAATCTTAGAACGATAGCCCACACGAGTCATGATAGTCGACAATTCTTCCCAGTTCATGTTCTGGCATTCGTCAACAATAATAATCGAATCGTCAAAACTCATACCACGAATGAAAGAAGTCGAGATGAATTCAATCTTCCCTGCGTCCTTTAGACCTTCGTAGGCATCACGGCGATTGAACAGCGTATGATAGATCTGCATGTACGGCTGTTCATACAGACTCATCTTTTCTTCTAGACTGCCTGGAGTAAAGCCAACATCCCGAGACTGAACAGCAGACCGTACGATAACAACACGCTTGAAAGAAGAATTTTTGTCGTAAACCTCTTGCATTGCTTTATAGCACGCAATGAAAGACTTACCAGTGCCTGCAGAACCAGTAAGCATGATAAAATAATCACCGCGTCCATAAGCATCAAAGAACTTCCTCTGGTTATCTGTTAAAGGTTCAAATGTCTGAAGTTCCGATGGTTTTATTTTATTCGGAGTACTAACTCGAACATGTTGTTCACTTTCAAATCCAATCGTGGTGTTCGATACATTTTTTTTCTTAGACATGTAATATCCTTATTGTTGAAATAGTTTATGTTTCTTCAATACCTTATCAGTCTTTACTCGTTTTGTATCTTTACGAAGAACCTTTTCAGCAAGTGGACTTCTTGGATTCTGTTCAGCAATTTTATGCATGACTTCTTTCCAGGTGTTGTCAGTTTTCTTTCCTGATAGATCACCTGTTCCAGAGTAACTGAACAATGGAGCACTTTCGATATATCGCTCTAGATGTGGGTTCTTCAATTTAAACTCGTCATAAGCAGCAATCGACATTACATGCTCTTCAAGTTGTTTTGTTTTCTTATTCAAGAATTCGTATGTTGGCATAATCAATACTTCCTAAAATAACCATGGTTCGCCATGTAGGCAACAAACTTCACTTTCGGGTATTCTTTCTTTAGTGACAAGAATACTTCTAGATTTCTTGCATCGTCATCAAACAGTGACACAGATTTAAATTTACCAGTTTCAAGATACTGTTTAATGTAGATCTTCTTCGCTTCGGCGGCAGGTAAACCCAAGTTCCCTGCTCTATGAACATGAATGTTTCTCATGTTCAATCCATATCTTTCAAATGTATTTAGGAAGGTGTGAGGATCGTCGAAGTCAGATCTAGCCGTCAACACAATCACCTTGCTGTTTGGTAGATTTGCGTA